TCTACAGGCTGACCGTGCTGCCGCTGGTGGCGCGCACGGCCAAGGAGCTTTCCGCCTGGCTCGGCCCGGCATTCGGCGAGGAGCTCAGGCTCTGGTACGACGCCGACCAGGTGGAAGGGCTGGTGGCCGAGCGCGAGGCGCTGTGGTCGCGCCTCGGCGCGGCTGGTTTTCTCACGGACGACGAGAAGCGTGAAGCCGTGGGATACCAGCCGCTCGCCGAGGGGGGCGAGGTCGTCGCCGTACAAAGCGCACGCGTGGGCCGAGAGGGGGTGGTCCGCGCAGAATTGGCGGCAGCTGGCGAGACCTGACGCCAGAGCAGGAAACGCGCCTCGAGATCAGCCAATCGCAAATGCAGGCGGCGGTGCAGCGTGTCCGAAAAGTGGAACCACACTGGTCGCCAAGGCCGAGTGCTCACTCGACAGTCGAGGGTCAGATTGCAGCCAATGAAGCCGCGACGCGTGAAGCGGAAGTACGCTATCAGGATCTTCAGCGCGTGGGTTGCGTGCCTGGGCCATACGCGGTGGAATCACAGCCAGCCAGAGGACCCGGGCGAGATTGGATAGCTGAGGAAATTCTTGAAAATAATCGTATTGGAGGAAAGTATGGATGTCACACCTGCGGGACAAAGGAACCGGGGACGAGGAGCGGCAATTTTATATTAGATCATCAACGTTCCTCATCTCTAATCGAACAAAATGAAGAGCAGCTCATTTTCCAACAATGTCTAGGTTACAGCAACCGACAGGGTGGAAACGTAAGGGTATTAAAATACAGGTATTACAATGATTAAAACAATCAAAAAGGCGTTGCAAAATGGGCTTATCTTTGTAGAATATGTTAAAGGAGGACAACCACCCGATCCCGTTACCGACGACAAAATTCAGAATACTTCTTCGTGTATCTCAATCGTCTGCCTTCACGAAATCGATGGGGAAGCGGAATTGATTCTGGGACCCGCCGAAGAAGTAGCACCCGGATTTGACCTTGCCTTCGATGGGACGATCAAGACGCCAAGCAAGGAACTGATGCTTTCCACAGTGCTCGGCGAGTCTTTGTTGAAAATGGCAGTACCAAATGTGACGACACGCATTCGCGTATGGCGGAACCATCCCGAATGGGCAGACAAAGTGGCTGGGGTTGAGGCGAAGTCGGATCTGCCCACCCGAACCCGGCGGCAACGCCCGCCTCAGACAGGATGCATGAAGATGGTCTCGCCTTGCGGCCAGTCCGTCAAAGCCTTCGCGTAGCCGTTATTGGCCGTGGCGTTGAAGGCTTTCTGGAAGCAGAACAGGTTTATTTCGGAGAACATCTCCATTCGATTCGTGGTCGGTCTCTCGACCAGCTTGGCGAATTGCGAAGGCGGGTAGGTGTATTTGACCGGCTCGGCCTTATACTCTTTCTTGATCATCGCCACATCGGCTATCTTGGAGGCGGTATACCACCAGACCATTGCATCCCATATGGTTTTCCAGGTCGTATACGCCAGAATAACATAGTCGGAGGAACGGCGGTTCAGCTTGTCCTTGGCGACGAACGCGGTGAAGAAGTGTCGTTCGACCTGGGCGCGAACAAGATAGTTGTCGGCGCCGGTCAGATAATTCTTGTTCACCAGGAACAGGTTCGAAACATTCGGATGGTCTTCGAACTGATGCGAAAAGCGCGTGTCAGGCGGGCTGTCGCGAATGTCCCTGGGCCGCGTCCCGGCGGTGGGGGGCAGCGTCGTGGAACTGGCTGGGTCGCTGACCGGAAACGGCGCCCTCGCCGGATCGGAGTCGAGGCGGTATTGCGGCGTCGGCTCCGTCACGTCCAGGATCATGCCGCCGTCGCTCCTGTCGAAGCCGGCGTAAACGAACCGCTGGACCGGCTGGTAGAGGAGCTGGATGAAGTTGAATTCCCAATCGGTCGTGGAGTCGCCCCTTTCCGTTATCGCATCGACGCTGGCGCTGAACTTGACCGCACCCGCGCCGGCTCCTTGCACGGTGCGTCCGGCAATGATCGCGCGGCTGCCCTTGGTGAGATGAAGGACGGCGAACGGCCAGCCGCCGCGCGTCGTCAGCTTGATGCCGGGGACGACCCCGGCGTCGGTGAGCGACATCCTTGCTGTTTCGGTGAGGATGATCATGGTCGACTTCCCGCAAGCCCTCGTCAGTCCATTCTTTCATAGGCGAATGCCGCCACGGCCGTGTGCCGGGCGGGCGGGCCTGTCGATACCGGGTGGTTACAAGGGCAGTAGGCAGTAGGCAGTAGGGGTGGTCTTCCCCACTTACTGAATCGGAGCCGTGCTTGCTATCGCTGCGACCCGGCTCTCCGCCCGCGGCTGTTTTCCCCTACTGCCCTACCGCCTTATTGCCCTACTGCCCCTTCTCAACAGGACGATCACGATGAACGACACGCTCTGGCTGTGGCTGGCGAAGCTCGCCGGCGCGGCCGCGGGGTCGGCGATCTCGCTGGCCTACATCCTGCCGTCGGGCCGGCGCGAGGCGGCGATCCGCTTCGCGGTAGGCGTGGCCTGCGGCCTCGTCTTCGGCGGCACCGCCGGCCTCAAGATCGCGACCGAGCTCGGCATCGAGAAATCCATCGGCAATGGCGAGCTGCTGCTGATGGGCTCGGCGACGGCAAGCCTGTGCGCCTGGTGGGCGCTGGGGCTGCTTAGCCAGCTCGTGAGGCACTGGGTGGCGGGGCGTGGGGGAGGGAATAGGGAATAGGCAGTAGGCAGTAGGCGTCAGTTTCCCCGATACCTGACCCCCAGCTCCGACGGTCTATTCCCTACTGCCTACTGCCTCCTTCACCCGGCCGACAACTTTGGAGAAGTCAATGACGGCAAGACGCATTGAGTTTGTCGCGGCGGAAGAGCGCAAGTTCGTCGACCTTGCGCTGGATGAGGTTGACGCGGACGGCACTTTCGCCGGCTATGCGAGCCTGTTCGGCGCGGTCGACCTCGGCCGCGACATCGTCGAGCGCGGCGCCTTCGCCCGCTCGATCAGGTCGCGCGGCGCGTCCGGCATTAGGATGCTCTACCAGCACGATCCCGGCGAGCCGATCGGCCGCTGGACCGAGATCCGCGAAGACGAACGCGGGCTGTTCGTGCGCGGCCGGCTGGCCGAGGGCGTCGGCCGGGCGCGCGAGGTGCTGAACCTGATGAAAAGCGGCGCGCTCGACGGGCTGTCGATCGGCTTTCGCGCCGTGCGCGCCAAGGCCGACGCCCGGACCGGCATCCGCCACATCCATGAGGCCGATCTCTGGGAGATCTCGGTCGTGACCTTTCCCATGCAGCCCGGTGCGCGGGTAGAGCGCGTCAAGGGTTTCGTGCGCGGCACATTGCCGACCACGCGCGAATTCGAACGCTGGCTCACGCGGGATGCGGGGCTGACGCGAGGCGAGGCCAGGGCGGTGATCGCCAAGGGCTATGCCGGCCTGAAACGCGAGCGGGACGCCGCGCGGGAGACCGACCAGGGCCTGGCGGCGATGATCCGCACGGCCGCGAGACTGTTCAACAACTGAGGATTTCAAGGAATGACCATGGAAACGCATGCCGCGCCGGAGACGAAGTCCGCCGCGGGCAACCCCGAAGTCGCCGACGCTTTCGACGAGTTCATGAGCTCATTCGAGAGCTTCAAGTCGGAGAACGATCGCCGGCTGGTCGAAATCGAACGGAAGATGGGCGCCGACGTGCTCACGACCGAGAAGGTCGACCGCATCGGCAGGGCGCTCGACGAGCAGAAGCGGGCGCTGGACAGGCTGGCGCTGAAGAACGCGCGGCCGCCGCTCGGCCGCGAGACCGCGAGCATGCTGCCCAGCGAGCACAAGCAGGCCTTCGAAGCCTATGTGCGCACCGGCGACGAGCGGCTGATCCGCGCGCTCGACGTGAAGGCGATGTCCTACGGCTCCGGCCCGGACGGGGGCTATCTCGTGCCGGCCGAGACGGAAGCCGAGATCGGCCGTCGCTTGAGCGCGCTGTCGCCGATCCGCTCGATCGCGAGCGTCAGGCAGGTATCCAGTGCGGTGCTGAAGAAGCCGTTCTCGGTGGCCGGCCCGGCCACCGGCTGGGTCGCCGAGACCGCGGCCCGCACGCAGACGGCAAGCAACACCCTGGCAGAGCTGCAGTTTCCGACCATGGAGATCTACGCCATGCCGGCCGCGACGGCGACGCTGCTCGAGGATTCGGTGGTGGACCTCGACCAGTGGATCGCCAGCGAGATCGAGGCAGCCTTCGCCGAGCAGGAGGGCGCGGCCTTTGTCATGGGCAACGGCACCAACAAGCCGAAGGGTTTCCTCGACTATACGAAAGTCGCCGAGGCGAGCTGGAGCTGGGGCAGTCTCGGCTATGTCGTCACCGGCGTTTCCGGCGCGCTGCCCACGACCAACCCGTCCGACGTGCTGATCGATACGGTCTACGCGCTGAAGGCGGGTTATCGGCAGAACGCGTCCTGGGTGATGAACCGCAAGACGCAAGCGGCGATCCGCAAGATCAAGGACGCCGACGGCAACTATCTCTGGCAGCCGCCTGCCGCACCCGGGCAGCGTGCGATGCTGATGGGCTTCCCGCTCGTCGAGGCAGAGGACATGCCGAATGCCGCCGCCGATGCGACGCCTATCGCCTTCGGCGACTTCTCGCGCGGCTACCTGGTGGTCGACCGCACCGGCGTGCGCGTGCTGCGCGACCCGTACTCCGCCAAGCCTTACGTGCTGTTCTACACGACCAAGCGCGTCGGCGGCGGGGTGCAGGACTTCGACGCGATCAAGCTGCTGAAATACGGGACGGCTTGATTGCGTCGCGGTCCCGGCTGCTTAGCGCCGCCGGGGCCGCTCCAATTAGCGAATAGCGAATAGCGAATAGGAAATAGCAAGTGGTTGGAGCGGCGGTCGGCGGCCCCTACCCGCTATTCGCTACTCCTTATTCGCTCCATTTGCTCCTTCCCTACATTGAGGACCTTTCATGCCCCTGTTCCGCACCGTGGAGCCGGCCGTCGAGCCGGTGACGCCTAATGAGGCGAAGGCGCATCTGCGCGTCTCGCATGCCAGCGAGGACGAGCTGATCGCCAGCCTGATCCGCGCGGCCCGCGACGAGGTCGAGAGGAGCACGGGCACAGCGCTCATCGACCAGAGCTGGCGGCTGGCCCTCGACCGCTGGCCGAGGAACGGCATCGCCGCGATCATGCGGCACCCGGTGAAGCAGATACTCTCCGTGACCGTGTTCGGTGTGGATGGAGAGGGCTCGCTGATCGATCCGGGCAGTTATTCGCTGGATCACCTGTCGCGGCCGGCCAGGCTGCATTTCGAGGACACGCCGGCGCCGGCGCGCATGCTGAACGGCATCGAGATCGACTTCACGGCCGGCTTCGGCGAGGCGGGAACCGACGTGCCGGACATCTTGAAACGCGCAATCCTGATGCTTGCCGCGCATTGGTATGAGTTCCGCGGCGTCTATGACGCCGGCGACCAGCCGGTCTCCTACCCGCCCGGGTATGAGCGCATGATCTCGGCCCACAGGCTGCGGAGGCTCTGATGGTGCTTAACCTCGATCCGGGCCTGCTGCGCGTGGAACTGGCGCTCCAGGAAGCAAGCCTTACGTCCGACGGCATGGGCGGGCATACCGAGACCTGGACCACGATCGCCACCGTGTTCGCCCGCATCGAGCCGGTCGGAGCCAGAAGCGCATTCGGCGCCGACCAGACTATCGAGACGGTGACGCACAGGATCACGATCAGGCGGCGCGAGGACATCCGAAGCGGCATGCGCTTCGTGAAATATGGCCGCATCTTCGAGATCGCGACCGTGCACGACCCCGACGAGACGGGGCGCTATCTCGTCTGCAACGCGAAAGAGGAGGGACGATGAAGACGACGGTGAGGCTGACGCTCGACGGGCTTGTGCGAGCCTTGCGCATCAAGGCGCATGCTCTGGCGGACGATGCCGAACAGGTTTACCGTCCCAGTCCGCGAATGGAGGCCGATGGAGCGGCCGAAATCTTGACCGGGCCGAAACTCTCGATGGAGCTTGCCGATGACCGCGCCGGCCGCTGAGTTGCAGAAGGCGATCTTCGCGGCCCTTGGCGCCGACCCGGCGCTGACCGGGGTGCTGGGCGCCAACCGCATCTTCGACCGGGCCCCGGCCAACGTCGCCTTCCCGTACATCACCTTCGGCCGCACCAGCGTCTACGACTGGTCGACCGGAACCGAGAAGGGGACGGAGCAGCTCTTCACGCTGCACATCTGGTCCAAGGCCAAAGGCAACAAGGAGGCGCTGGAGATCATGGAGATGGCGCGCTGGGTGCTCGAAGACAAATCGCTGCCGCTCGATACCCATCATCTCGTGAACCTGCGCCTGGAATTCGCCGAGGTCCGTTTCGACGAGGACCAGGCGGTGCATCATGGGTTGCTGAGGTTCAGGGCGGTGACGGAAGAAGGCAGTAGGCAGTAGGGAAGAAGACCCCCACGGCCTGACGTTACACAAGATTCCTACTGCCTATTCTCTACTGCCTACTGCCTCGTTCGCTTAAATCCCCACAATTCAGGAGACCCCAATGGTCGCACAGAAGGGCAAGGACCTTCTGCTCAAGATCGATTCCAACGGTCTTGGCAGCTTCACGACGGTGGCGGGATTGCGCGCCCGGCGCATCGCCTTCAACAGCGAAACGGTGGATGTGACGGACTCCGAGTCCGCCGGACGCTGGCGCGAGCTGCTTGCCGGCAGCGGCGTGCAGCGCGCCGCCATCAGCGGCTCCGGCATCTTCAAGGATGCGGCGTCGGACGCCGACATCAGGACGCGCTACTTCTCCGGCGCGATCGTCGACTGGCAGTTCATCGTGCCGAGCTTCGGCACGATCGAGGGGCCGTTCCAGATCACGTCGCTCGAATATTCGGGTAGCCATGACGGCGAGGTGACCTTCGAGGTCGCGCTGGAATCGGCGGGCAGCATCTCGTTTGCCGCGGCGCCGTGAGAAGCGAATAGCGAATGGGGAGTAGCGAATAGGGAATGGGAATTGGCGAGCATAGGGTTCGTCATTTCCACCCCCGCTTTGCGGCCCCTATTCGCTACTCGCTATTCCCTATTCGCTAGTTACCGGGAGATCCCAATGATCGTGAACAAGCACCGCGGCGAAGTCTCGGCCGTTCTCGACGGCGAACAGCGCCGGCTCTGCCTGACATTGGGCGCGCTGGCCGAACTCGAGGCCGCCTACCATGCGGAAAATCTCAACGTGCTGGTCGAGCGCTTCTCGTCGGGACGGCTTTCCGCGAACGACCTGATCCGAGTGATAGGGGCCGGCCTACGCGGGGCAGGCGACGCCGTCAGCGACGCCGAGGTGGGCGTCATGCAATCGGAAGGCGGCGTGGCGGGCTTCGCGGCAATCGTCGGCGAATTGCTGGTCGCGACCTTCGGCAGCGCCAAGGCCGGCGGAGACGGCCAGCCAAACCCTTGAAAGCCGCAGCGGCGGAGCCGTTTCCATGGCGGGCAGTGATGACCGTCGGGCTTGGCCTGCTGCGGCTTTCGCCGAAGGATTTCTGGTCGATGTCGCCGCGCGAATTCGAGCGGGCGGCGGCAAGCGTGCTGCCCGAGGCCGGGCCGCCGATTGGTCGTGGTGAGCTGGGTGTGTTGATGAAGGCGTATCCGGACTGAAAGCGGAGGAGAATGCCAATCATGGCAGACGAAGCGGGCATCAAAGTCACGGCCGATACCAAGGAAGCAGAGAGGGCCCTTAAAGAGCTTGAGAAGCAGGCGGAGCGCTTCGGCGCTACCCTCACGAGCTCGTTGAAAAGCGCCGTGATCAGCGGCGGCGAACTGGAGGATGTGTTGCGCCGAATCGGGCTCAGCCTCGCCGGGCTTGCCCTGGAGCAGGGCCTGAAACCGCTGCAACCGCTCGTCAGTTCGCTGTTCCTCAACATATTCAAGGGACTCGGTTTGGGCGGAGCGTACGCCAAGGGCGGAGTTCCCGCCGGCCATATCGTGCCGTTCGCGGGGGGCGGCGTGGTTTCGACGCCGACCTACTTCCAGGCGGGACGTTCGCTGGGCGTGATGGGCGAGGCGGGATCAGAGGCGATCCTGCCGCTGCAGCGCGGCGCGGACGGCCGGCTGGGTGTCGCGGCTTCAGGCGGAGCAGGGGCGGTGAACGTTGTCTTCAACGTCACCGCACAGGACGCCGCATCCTTCCGCAAATCCGAGGCGCAGGTGACCGGCATGCTGGCGCGGGCGGTGTCGCGGGGGGCGAGGACACTTTAGGGCAGTAGGCAGTAGGCAGTAGGCAGTAGGGTGGCTGTCGATCCTCCTAAACCTACTGCCTATTCCCTACTGCCTTTTTCGAAGGACAAGGACAGTCGATGGCTGAATTCGCCACCTTCCACGACGTGCAATTCCCGCTGGCGATCTCGTTCGGCGCGACCGGCGGGCCGGAACGGCGCAACGAGATCGTCGAGATGACTTCGGGACGCGAGCGCCGCAATGCCCGCTTCGCGCATTCGAGGCATCGCTACGACGCGGGCACCGGCGTGCGTTCGATCAAGGATCTGCACGAACTGATCGCCTTCTTCGAGGCGCGGCGCGGCTCGCTGCACGGCTTCCGCTTCCGCGACCCGTTCGACATGAAGTCGTGCCGGCCGGAGGACAACCCGACGCCGTTCGACCAGGCGATCGGCGTGGGCGACGGCACGACGCCGCGCTTCGCGCTGACCAAGACCTATGGCAGCGGCCCGGATGCGTACCAGCGGCTGGTCCTGAAGCCGGTGCTTTCCACGCTCAGGGTCGCGGTCAATGCGGTGGAACGGGCGAGCCCGTCGCAGTTCGGTTTCGACGCGGCAACCGGCGAGGTGGTGTTCGTCACCGCGCCGGACAGCGGGCTTTCCGTGACCGCCGGCTTCGAGTTCGACGTGCCTGTGCGCTTCGACACGGACCGGCTGACGGTGAGCCTGTCGACCTTCAATGCCGGGCAGGCGCCGTCGATACCGCTGGTCGAGGTGAGGCCGTGAGTAGGCAGTAGGCAGTAGGCAGTAGGCAGTAGGCAGTAGGCAGTAGGCAGTAGGGGATTGTCTCCCGGCGTACTTCGGCCTGCACTACCGTTCATCGCGTGGCCGCTGCCCCCGACTGCCTACTGCCTATTGCCTTCAATGAGAGGTCCCGCATGAACACCTACCCGCCCGTGCTGCTGGCGCATCTTTCCCAGGAGATCACAAGCGTCTGCCACTGCTGGAAGCTGACGCGCAGCGACGGCGTGGTGCTCGGCTTCACCGACCATAACGCGGCGTTGACCGTTGACGGTATTCTCTACGAGCCGTCTTCCGGTTTCAGCGCAAGCGAGGCGCGCGAGACGCTCGGTCTCGCGGCGAGCACCGTTGACGTCGAGGGGGCGCTGTCGTCCGACCTGCTGAGGGAAGAAGAGATCGCCGCCGGCCTCTACGACGGCGCGAGCGTCGACACGCTGCTGGTCAACTGGCGCAAGCCGGAGGATTTCGCCGCGATCCGCAAGGCGACGATCGGCAGGGTCACGCTTTCGGACAATCGCCTTGTCGCCGAGCTGCAGGGCGCCTTCCAGGTGCTCGACCAGCCGGCCGGCCGCTGCGTGCGGCGGCTTTGCGACGCCGAGCTCGGCGACGGGCGCTGCGGCGTTGCGCTGGCGACCAGTGCGTTTCGCGGCAGCGGGGCGGTCGTCGCCACGGCGGGAGCCGAGCTGATCGAGGTTTCGGGCCTGGGCGGCTTCGAGGACGACTGGTTCTCGGGCGGTGTGGTGAGCTGGACCACGGGCGACAATGCCGGGCGCAAGGCACGCGTGGTGACCCATTCCAAGCGCGGCAGCGAGGTGACGTTTACGCTATGGCCGGGCACGGGCTTTGCGCCGGCCGCGGGCGATACGTTCCAGGTGACGGCGGGCTGCGACAAGAGCTTCGCGACCTGCAAGGCCAAGTTCGACAATGCGGTGAACTTCCGCGGCTTTCCGCACCTGCCGGGCAATGACGCGGCCTACGGCTACGTGACCGACGGCGTCGTGTTCGACGGCGGGCCGGTGGTGGAATGAGGCAGAGCGAGCAGCGAATAGGGAGTAGCGAATAGGGAACGGCCAGTCGCAGGCCCTATTCGCTACTCGCTATTTCGCTATTCGCTGATCGAAGCGAGGTCCCATGACAGATCCCCACCACGACACCGCGGCGCTGGTCGTCGCGGCGGCGAAGGGCTGGCTCGGCACGCCCTATCGCCACCAGGGTTCGCGCAAGGGCGTCGGCTGCGACTGCCTGGGCCTGGTGCGGGGCGTCTGGGCCGAAGTCTACGGCGCGGAGCCGGAGCGGCCCGGACCCTATGCCGCCGACTGGGCCGAAGGCGGTGGGCGTGAGCTGCTGATCGAGGCGGCGCGCAGGCATTGCCTCGAGAAGGGCGAGCGCACGGCTGAGGCCGGCGACCTGATCCTGTTCCGCTGGCGGCCGCACCTGCCGGCAAAACATGCCGGCATCGCGCTTCGGCCGGACCGCTTCATCCACGCCTACCAAGGGCATGGCGTGCTGGTCTCCGCGCTGGTGCCGCAGTGGCGCAAGCGCATCGCCGGGCTGTTCCGGTTTCCTGAGATTTCGACCCGCAACTGAGGTCTTTCATGGCAACAATCCTGCTCCAGGCCGCCGGCGCCTATCTCGGCGGCTTGTTCGGATCGGTCGGCGGGGCGATCGGCACGGCGGCCGGCGCCCTGGCC